CCAGAAGAGCATGAACCTTTTAAACGAAGCAAAGATAAAAAGGAACAATACTGGGAAAAACAAGAATATCCAAAAGAATTAAGCAGGATCAAAAGTGTATTTGATTGGGATGAATATCCTACAGATTTTAAAGAAAAATGGTTTGATTATATAGATGAAGAGTTCAGAAAAAGAGATGAAGGTTACTGGTTTTATAACAATGGCATTCCTACTTATATTACAGGCTCTCATTATATGTACTTGCAATGGTCAAAAATTGATGTCGGAGCCGCTGACTTTAGAGAAGCAAACAGATTATTCTTTATGTTCTGGGAAGCTTGCAAAGCAGATAGTAGATGCTACGGGATGTGTTACCTTAAAAACAGACGATCTGGTTTTTCATTCATGTCATCAGCCGAGCTGGTTAACCAAGCAACAATATCTAGTAACTCTAGATTCGGTATCCTTTCTAAAACTGGAGCAGATGCTAAAAAAATGTTTACAGATAAGGTTGTCCCAATATCCATTAACTATCCGTTTTTCTTCAAACCGATCCAGGATGGTATGGATCGTCCTAAGACCGAACTGGCATATAGAGTACCCGCTTCAAAGCTTACTCGACGTAAACTAGAATCAAACGAACAACTAAAAGAATTAGAAGGTCTTGACACAACTATAGACTGGAAAAATACGGGGGACAACTCTTACGATGGTGAGAAATTAAAAATATTAGCACACGACGAAAGTGGAAAATGGGAACGACCAGACAACATATTAAACAATTGGCGAGTTACAAAAACTACATTGAGGTTAGGAAGCAGGATAGTAGGCAAATGTATGATGGGTTCAACTTCAAACGCCCTAGACAAAGGTGGAAACAACTTTAAAAAATTATTCTATGATTCAAGCGTTGCGAGAAGAAATAAGAATGGTCAAACAAGCTCGGGACTCTATAGTTTATTCATCCCTATGGAATGGTCCTACGAAGGATACATTGATTCTTATGGATTACCTGTCTTCGATACACCACAAACTCCGGTCATTGGAGTTGATGGAGAAAAAATTGATATCGGAGTTATCGAGCACTGGGAAAACGAAGCAGAAGGACTTAGGCAAGATCAAGACGGATTAAACGAATTTTATAGACAGTTTCCTCGTACAGAAAAACATGCATTTAGAGATGAAACTAAAGAGTCATTATTTAATCTTGTTAAAATATATGAGCAAATAGATTATAACGAAGAAACTCATAATATAGCTTCTGTAACAAAAGGAAGTTTTCAATGGGAAAATGGAATTAAAGATACAAGAGTTGTATTTTATCCAAATAATGATGGTAGGTTTTTTATATCATGGGTTCCACCTAAAAATCTTCAAAATCAAGTAATTATAAAAAATGGTATTAAGCATCCTGGAAATGAACTTCTTGGAGCTTTTGGCTGTGACTCTTATGATATTAGTGGTACTGTCGATGGTAAAGGGTCTAATGGATCATTACATGGGCTAAGTAAATTTTCAATGGAAGATGTTCCACCTAATCATTTTTTCTTAGAATATATATCTAGACCACAAACAGCTGAAATGTTTTTTGAAGATGTTCTTATGGCTTTAGTGTTTTATGGTATGCCATTGCTTTGTGAAAATAATAAACCTAGATTATTATACTATTTAAAACGTAGAGGATATAGAGGTTTTTCAATGAATCGTCCTGATAAAGTTTGGAATAAATTATCAACAACTGAAAGAGAAATAGGTGGTATACCTAACTCAAGTGAAGATATTAAGCAAGCACATGCTGCAGCAATAGAAACTTATATTGAAGAACATGTTGGTTTTATAGGTGAAGGTTATGGAGATATGTATATGCAGCGCACGTTAGAAGATTGGGCTAAATTCAATATTAATAACAGAACAAAGCATGATGCTTCAATTAGTTCTGGACTTGCTATAATGGCTTGTAATAAAAATAAGTACAGACCAATAGCAGAGCGAAGAAAAAATCCTATTAAGCTTGGTATTAAAAGATATAACAACGACGGTCAAGTTTCAAAAATAATAAAATAAATAAATGGTTTATACTAATAGTAATAGTTCTTTTCCCGATCAGGTGGTACCAGATGCAGAAAAAGCAAGTTTAGATTATGGTTTACAAGTAGGCAGAGCTATAGAAGGTGAATGGTTTAGTAATTCTAGACAAGGACCTAATATGGGTTATGCTACTACTAATTATAATAATTATAATTTATTAAGATTATACGCTAGAGGTGAACAACCAGTTCAAAAATATAAAGATGAATTAGCTATAAATGGTGATTTATCTTATTTAAATCTTGATTGGAAACCTGTACCTGTTGTATCTAAATTTGTAGATATTGTAGTTAATGGAATGTCACAACGAAACTTTGAAATAAACGCCTTTGCGCAAGATCCAGCATGTTTAAAAACTAGAACAGATTACGCTAATCAATTAATGATTGATATAAACGCTAAAGAGTTTTTAGAAGAAGCAAAACAAAAACTAGGTATAGACGCATCAGCTATTACAGGTGTAGATAGTCCACAAACTCACGAAGAATTAGAAGTTCACATGCAGATGGATTTTAAACAATCTGTTGAAGTAGCTGAAGAAGAAGTTATCAATCAAATATTAGATAATAATAAATACGATTTAGTTAGACAAAGATTAAATTATGATTTAACAGTTTTAGGTATTGGTGCTGTAAAAACAAGTTGGAATAGATCTCAAGGTGTTAAAATTGATTATGTAGATCCTGCTTGTTTAGTATATTCATATACTGAAGATCCTAATTTTGAAGATATATATTACGCTGGTGAAGTAAAATCTATAACATTATCAGATTTAAAAATGCAATTTCCTAATTTGACTGATAGTGAAATGAAGGAAATACAAAAGTATCCAGGTAATCAAAATTATTTAAGAAACTATAATGGTAGGCAAGATGATCTTACTGTACAAGTATTATACTTTGAGTATAAAAGTTATAGTGACCAAGTATTTAAAATAAAATATACAGATCAAGGATTAGAAAAAGCTTTAGAAAAACCTGACTTTTTCAACCCACCACCAAGTGATAATTTTGATAGAGTATCTAGGACTATAGAAACATTATACACTGGAGCTAAAATATTAGGCCACCCGCTAATGCTTGAATGGAGATTAGCAGAACATATGACAAGACCTACTGCTAATACTATGAAGGTTAATATGAATTATCAAATATGCGCACCTAGAATGTATAAAGGTCGTATTGATTCATTAGTAAATCGTATTACAGGTTTTGCTGATATGATTCAATTAACTCATTTAAAAATACAACAAGTATTATCTAGAATGGTACCAGACGGTGTTTATTTAGATATGGATGGTTTAGCAGAAGTAGATTTAGGTAATGGTACGAACTATAATCCAGCTGAAGCTTTAAATATGTATTTTCAAACCGGTAGTATTGTAGGTAGATCATTAACTCAAGATGGAGATCCAAACCGTGGTAAAGTTCCAATACAAGAATTACAAACAGGTTCTGGTGGATCTAAAATAGCATCACTAACACAAACTTATCAGTACTACTTACAAATGATAAGAGATGTAACCGGACTCAATGAAGCTAGAGATGGTAGTAATCCAGATAAAAATTCATTAGTAGGTTTACAAAAATTAGCTGCTGCTAATAGTAACACAGCAACAAGACACATATTACAAGCTGGTTTATATTTAACATTAAAAATGTGTGAAAATATATCATTAAGAGTTGCTGATTCATTAGAGTTTCCATTTACAAGAGATGCGTTAGAAAACAGTATATCTAAATATAACGTAGCAACATTAGATGAATTAGCTCAACTTAATATACATGATTTTGGTATATTTATTGATTTAGAACCTGATGAAGAAGAAAAAGCTAAGTTAGAAGAGAATATACAAATAGCTTTAAAAACTCAATCAATATATTTAGAAGATGCTATAGATATTAGAGAAGTTAAAAATTTAAAATTAGCAAATCAATTACTTAAGTTTAGAAGAAAAAAGAAACAAGAGTATGATGAAAAAATTAAAACTCAAAATATCCAAGCGCAAGCTCAAGCAAATGCACAAGCTGCAGAGCAGGCAACTTTAGCTGAAATGCAAAAACAACAAGCATTAGCAGAGACAGAGTTAAAAATTGAACAAGGTAAATCTCAATTTGAAATTCAAAGAATGCAAATAGAAGCAGATATTAAAAAGCAAATGCTAGAGCTTCAATATGGTTATGATATGAAACTTAAATCTATGGAAATACAACAAGGTAACCAAAAAGAAAAAGATATTGAAGATAGAAAAGATCAAAGAACTAGATTAGAAGGTACACAACAAAGTCAAATGATTAACCAAAGAAATCTTAATTTACCTCCTATTAATTTTAACCAAACAGAACAAACTGAACAACCAATAGTGCCACCAAGTGGTATGTAAAAACAAAACAATTATTATATTATATTATGTCAGAAGAAATAAAAGAAACTCCTACGGGGGAATTAGAACAAGGTGAATTTAAAATAAAAAAGAAACCTGGACGTCCTAAAAAACTATTAAAAAAAGACGAACCAGTTAAATTAAATTTATCTAAAAAAGAAGAACCTAAAAAGGAAGAAGTAAAACAAGAAATTAAAGTAGATGCCGTTCCAGAGTCAAGCACAACGAAGGTGGATGTACAAGAACTTCCCAAAGATGGCGGAGAAATGGGAAAGGCACACGCCGAAGAACCAAAAGCTGCCGAAGAAAAAAAAGAAGAACCAGTAGCTACTATTACTGAAATAGTTGAGGAACCTAAAGCTGCAGAAGAAGTTAAAATTCCAGAACCAGAACTACAACCTAAAGTAGATTTACCAGAAAATGTTGAAAAACTGGTTAACTTTATGAAAGAAACTGGAGGAGATATAAATGACTATGTTAGGTTAAATGCTGATTATAGCAACATAGATGACGCAGCTTTACTACAAGAATATTATAAAAAAACTAAACCACATCTTGATCAAGACGAAATTGAATTTATTATGGAAGATAAATTTAATTATGATGAAGATATGGATGAAGATCGCGATATAAGAAAAAAGAAACTCGCAAAAAAAGAAGAAATTGCAAAGGCCAAAAACTTTTTAGAGGAAACGAAAAAGAAGTACTACGACGAGATCAAGTTGAGACCGGGCGTTACTCAAGAACAACAAAAAGCAATGGACTTTTTCAATAGGTACAACAAAGAGCAAGAAATAGCTCAGCAGAGAAGAGAAAAATTTACAAATGTAACTAATAAATTATTTAACTCAGAATTCAAAGGTTTTGATTTTAAATTGGGGGAAAAAAAATTTAGATACAATGTGAATAATCCTTCAGAAGTTGCTAATAAGCAGTCAGATTTAAACACTTTTGTTAAGAAGTTCTTAAATGAAAAGGGTGAAATAACTGATACTGCAGGTTATCATAAAGCAATTTACGCTGCTAGGAACGCTGATACTATTGCTAATCATTTTTATGAGCAAGGCAAAGCCGATGCAACTAAAGATATAATGGCAAAATCTAAAAATATAAGTGCAGAGCCAAGAGTTCAAAATTCTGGTGATGTATTTATAAATGGATTAAAAGTAAAAGCGATTTCAGGTGTTGATAGCTCAAGGTTGAAAGTTAAAACAAAAATGAAAAACAAAAATTAAAAATAAAAATTATGAGTTTATCAGGTGGAGCTTTTCCAGCTTCAATAACTCCAATGCCGAATAAAGTAACAGTTCAAGATAATTATATTAATTTTCAAGCTGCTGGATTCGAGCAATGGACACAACAATATCTACCTGAGCTTTACGAGCAAGAGGTAGAAAGATACGGAAACAGGACTTTGTCTGGTTTCTTGAGAATGGTTGGCGCTGAAATGCCAATGACATCTGATCAAGTTATTTGGTCTGAACAAAATAGATTACACATTGCATATGATGCAGTACAAGTAGCTGTATCAGGTGCTGATCCTGATTATACAGTTACTATTACTTTACCAGCTGGTCAAGATACTGGTGCTGTAAGAGTTGGTAATACTATTTTAGTATCTGATAACGCTACTGGATTAGTTACTGCTAAACTTTTAGTAACAAACGTAACTGGAGCTACTTTTAACACTCTTACTTGTGTTAGTTATGAAGGAGCTACATTAGTTGGTGGTTCTTTAATTACAGGTGCTGCTTCTAATAGTTTATTTGTATATGGTTCTGAATTTCCAAAAGGAACTAATGGAATGGCAGGCGCTATCGAGCCTAAATTAAGTACTTTTAAAAATTCACCAATTATCATGAAAGATAATTATGAATTAAGTGGTTCTGACGCTGCTCAAATTGGGTGGATTGAAGTTGCTACTGAAGATGGTACTTCTGGATACATGTGGTATTTAAAATCTGAATCTGAAACAAGATTAAGATTTGAAGACTATATGGAAATGGCCATGGTTGAAGGAAAATTAATGGCAACTGCAGGTCAATCTTTTGGTGCTCAGTTTACTCCAGCAACAACATTAGCTGCTCCTGGACAAGTAATCAAAGGTACACAAGGTTTATTTGCTGCTATAGAAGCAAGAGGTAATGTATATTCTGGCTTTGCTGGAGCTGCTGCTCCTGGCTCTGGTGCTTTAGGTGATTTCGATGAAATCCTTAAAAACTTAGACAAGCAAGGTGCTATTGAAGAAAACATGTTATTCTTATCTAGATCTACTGCGTTAGATTTTGACGATATGATTGCTGCAATGAATGGAGCTTATGCTTCTACTGCTGCTGCTTCTTATGGTCTTTTTGATAACGAAGCTGATATGGCATTAAACTTTGGATTTTCTGGTTTTAGAAGAGGTTCTTATGACTTCTACAAAACTGATTGGAAATATCTAAATGATGCTACAACTAGAGGATTAGACAAAGAGATTGATGGTGTACTTGTTCCTGCTGGAACTACTACAGTATATGATCAAATGTTAGGTGCTAATATCAGACGTCCATTTTTGCACGTAAGATATAGAGCTTCAGAAACAGAAGATAGAAGAATGAAATCTTGGATTACTGGTTCTGTTGGAGGTGCTTACACTTCTGATCTTGATACTATGAGAGTTAATTTCTTATCTGAAAGATGTTTAGTAACTCAAGCTGCTAATAACTTTGTGTTATTTAAAGGAGCTTAATTAATTATTAACATTTAAAAATATAGAAATTATGGCAAAACACATAAAAGTAACTGGAGCTAGTTCAAATCCAGTTTATATACCTTCGCAAAATGTGATGAAAATAGTTGCAGATCATAGTGCTAATACTTGTGTATTTACTTACATAGGCGGTGGTACTGTTACTGGAGCTATTATATTGGCTGATGCTGCTGCTGCTAGAGCTTTAGAAGCTAGTCTTAATATTAGCTGGTTAAGCTGTATTAATGCTGGTCCTGATGCTTCTGGTGTAGTTGATAATACAACTGTATTTACAGCTGTATCATAGAACAATAATAAGATCCCGCTTCGGCGGGGTCTTTTTTAATTATTATATTATATTATATTATGGAAGAAACAAAAGAAAAAAAGTCTACTAAAAAAGTAGACACTTGGGAGTATAAGGATAGAAGCTATTACTTATTAAATGGCCAAACTCCTTTAACATATACAATAATGTCTAAGCATTCAAGAAGATATCCTTGTGTTTATTTTGATCCAGAAAAAGGATATGAAAGAGAACTTAGATATGCTACTAATCAAAAGTCTATTTTTGTAGATGAACAAAAAGGAGCTGCAACTTTAGCTCATATTGTTTTTGATGAAGGACATTTATATGTAAAAAAAGAAAAAAGAAATTTACAAGAGTTTTTAGCAAAACACCCTCATAACGGTGTTTTATTTACAGAGTTTGATCCTGTTGTTCAAGCAGAAGATCATTATGACTATTTAGAACTAGAGTTAGAAGCTATGAATGTGGCTACACACATGGACATTGATCAATTAGAAGCTATACTTAGAGTTGAAATTGGAACAAGTGTAAATAGTTTGTCAAGTAAAGAATTAAAAAGAGATGGTTTATTATTTGCAAAAAATAATCCTAAGCTATTTTTAGATTTAGCACAAGACGAAAACGTTGTTCTTAGAAACTTTGCTATAAGAGCTACAGAAGCTAGAATAATACTTTTAGCTGATGATCAAAGAACATTTAAGTGGGCTAGTAATGGTCGTAAACTAATGACTATACCATTTGATGAAAACCCATACTCAGCTATGGCTGCGTGGTTTAAAACAGATGAAGGTTTAGAAGTTTACAAATCAATAGAGAAAAAACTTAAATAACAAGTGACTATAAAATAGGGTGGTATTTCGCCACCCTTTTTTTTTAAAAATATTAAAATGGCAATAAACGTAAATACTGTATATACAACTGTTTTAAGTATACTAAATAAAGAACAAAGAGGATACTTAACTCCAGATGAGTTTAATAAAATTGGAACTCAAGTACAACTAGAGATTTTTGAAAAGTTTTTTGAAGATTATAACCAGTATATACGTATGCCAAAAACAGACGTAGAGTTTGCGTCGCGTATGGATCGAATACATCAAGAGTTTCAAGTATTTGAAAAAACAGATTTTGCAGACAATACTACACCACCAACTTCTAATGTTTATGATCAACCAACTGATTTACATAGGTTTGGTTCTGCTTCTTGGAATAAAGGTACAAACTCTCCACCTATAGAGATAGTAAGTAATAGAGATTACAATGAATTAAAACTATCTTCTCTAACACAACCTACAAATAATTTTCCTGTTGCTAAATACCAACAAGATAAACTAACAGTTTTTCCTAGTCCAACAGCTTTTGCTAATACAGACGTAACTTTTAATTATATTAAAAAACCAACTGATGTTCGTTGGGGATTTTCAGTTGGATCATTAGGTCAATATGTATATGATTCTACTGTTTACGGAGCAAATTCTTTAAATAACGGTGGTAGTTTAATAACATCTATATCTCCTAATTTAGATGCTGCAGCACCTACTTTAGCACTCACGGAGTACAGTGATGCTTCTGCAGGTGTAACTATAACTTCTGCTGGCGGTGGAACTGGTTTAAAAGTTAACATGGCAGTTACGTTAGGAAGTGGGATTACTACTTTAACTATTTCAGATCCAGGATCAGGGTATAGTATTGGAGATACAATTACTTTTGCTTCTGCTACTTTTGGTGGAGCTGTTAATGCAGAAGTAACATTAGCTGCTAGTGACTTTAATTCTGGAAGTTCATATGGTTCTACAAATTTTGAAATTAGTAGTATGCAACAAACCGAAGTTATATTGGAAATATTAAAATATGCAGGAATAATTATAAGAGATCCACAAGTTATTCAAGCTGCACAACAAGAATTAATGCAAGAGGAAGCAAATCAAAAAAGATAAAACATGGCGTTACTAACTCAAACTAATGAACAATATTATGCAAGCTCACAAGTTTTTACTGTACCAGCTGCATCAACTCAATCAGTGTTTGTATGGACAGGTGGAGGTCAAAGAGGTACTGATTTAATTGGTACAGTTGC